AGGCAGTTACGTTCCAACACGCTTTCTTTACAGGAACTTCTGAACTTGGAGGATCTACTTCTGCTTATTTGCCTAATATTGGAATTACTTTAGAAAATGCCGAGGCTGGAGACTTTTTTGCTTTATCTAGCATTTCTGGTACAGGATTTACAATAGATGTAAAAAATAGAGATACATCTGGTAGTGAAACTTTTGTAAATAGAAATTTCAAATATGCTGCAACGGGATTTGGGCGTGGTAGTTAGTATTGAATTAAGATATACTTAAATAAAAAATTGGATTAGGTAATGGCTACTCACGATTATGTTATAGATAACTCCACTG